AGAGGCCGACACCTTTACCGCGTACTCTCACCAATCTGGCTGGCGTCCTGATATTGCCATGCAATCCGCGGACAGCAAGGCCGAGGCTATCGCACATTGGAAAGCAGGGCGGCGAACATTCCGCGTGATTGCAGACCTTGGCGAGTTGGATAAGACTAAAGAGGCGCTTTGTCCTGCGAGCAAGGAAGCTGGACGCCGCGTCCAGTGCACGGCCTGCAAATTGTGCAAGGGATCGAGCCTAGCAAAATCAATTGCGATAGTAGAACACTAAAGGGAGGGGCTTCGGCCCCTTTTTCTTTTGGCCGAGGATCCAGGATCCTGACATAAAAAACACAGAGCAGCAGGGCGCAGAGCTAAGGCGCAGGGTGCAAGGCGCAGGACAACCGATCCACCAAAACAGGGCGCAAGGCACCGAAAAAAGCAGGAATAGAGGCGCAAGACAAGGCGCAGGGCGCAAGGCACCCCAAATCTAGGACCGCGGCCCCCGAATTACCCTCAAATAAAAGTAGTTCGCGCGTCAAGGACCTCTTTACCAAGAAGAAACTTGACCCTCCACGCGCCCAATATGCGGCATGCCACGCGATTTGGTGCGGACTGACTTTTATTGCGTTTGATTTACTAACCTTTAATTCAAGCCAGAAGGGCAAGCCATCCCAGACAGCGTGAACATCAGGAACCCCGCCGCCGTGCTTGTTTTCAATCCTTGTCGCGTGGCAATTCTTCGGCAAGTTCGACCGAATTGAGTTCCAAAAGTTCGCCTCGGGTCCCTTGCTCATCGGTCACGTCCTTGTAATCGCCTTCGATCTGAAAGGCCTGTGGATATTTCTTTTGGAGATCAGCCAGACGACCAACAATCTCATCACGAGACAGCGCGTCAATCGTGTTGACTTGCTCCCGCCTATCGACAGTTAAGCCACCTAATGCGGCACGTATTTTCTCCGCGTTGATAGCCGCAGAAAACTGGCCTGCGTCCTCCGCTCCGCTACTTAGTTGATGCAGACGTTGAAGCTGGCCTATCGTGGTGACGCCATATCGGCGCTCTCGTTCTGTTCTCAAGTCTTGGATGTACTCAAGGACGTGCGGGTAGTCCCTGCCATTCAAAAGCTTGGAGGCCTGATTGGCGGCAACATCGTGAGAAAACCCAGCCTTGCGAGCGCACTCCGCATTAGAGTAGATGCCTTCGACTATGTGTCTGGCAAAAGTCATTTGGCGATTTGTCAGTGTCCGCCCGTGTTCTTCTTCAATCTTCTTCTTAGCCGATGTCATTGCGTCCCTCGTTGTTCGTTGGCTACAAGTTATATCAAAGGGCTTGACGTTGCAACATCGAGAAAACAAAGCGCAACTTGCCTATATAGACACTTATTCCACAGAAAAGTGACTCAAATGACTCAAAAAGACTCAGATATGGGCTGGTACAGCTATGTAAATAAGGGGTTGAGTCAATGCGTCAATTGAGTCAGCATATTTGAATTACTTTTTCAAAAAAAAACAAAACCTGTGAGAATACTGTCTATAGTGACGCGCTGACGCAAACTTTCACTTGACCCATGGACCGCGGAGCTATAACTTACAGGCAGTACTCAATTAATAGAAACCAAGGAGCAAGAACCATGAAACTAGAACTAAAGAACATCAAGCACACTGCGTGGGCCAGCGAAGAGACTCACTGCTACCAAGCCTCATTATATGTAGACGGCAAGCCTGTTGCTATTGTGAGCAACGATGGGCATGGCGGCTGTGACCGTGACTATGACCACCCTAAGTTCAAGGGTGACTACCGCGCTACGATGAAGGCGGTTGATGCTTACTTCAAGTCGTTACCTAAGACTGACGCTTGTGATATTTTCCCCGAAGGCATGGAGCAAGAGCTAGAATTTTGGTGCGCGGATCAAGTCAATAACTTTCTGGTTTCGCGTGAGTTGAAGAAGAAGTTGAAGTCTCATGTGCTGTTTCAGTTTAAGCACAAGGACGGCATTTACCAGAGCAAGTACCACCCGACTGTGACTGATGGCGATTGGGTCATTAACAAGCAAGCGGGTTCAACTGGCCGCATTTTAAACGACATGCCTTTTGCTGATGCGTTGGTGATTTGGAAGGGGACAGCGCAATGAGCGAAAGATATCTCACAAAGACCTACAAGGTCGGCAAAAACCGTGGTCACAACCGTGTGTGGATAGAGGGCTCTGTCTTGCTGTCTTTTGGTTGGGACCGTGGGCTTCGGTTCACCCGTGCTATTAAGGGCACCATGATGTTTTTGTATGATGATCCAACCGAGGCATTGTTCAATGGCAAGCACACTGTTGCGGGGACCGAGGCTCGTCCAATCATAGATTTGAATGGCAAGTACCTTGATGAATTGTTTCATGGCTTCACCCACTACGAGGCTACGTTCAAATCATATGTGCCGTTTATTATAATCGAAGGGGTAAACCTGTGAGCGATCCATTCATGTCAGACTTGGAGAAGAACGTCTTGCAAGTTGCGATTGACCACATGGTCGAACACCTTGAGGGTTTTCCGTGCTATTTTTTTGAAGATAAAGATGACAACCGCCTTCGTTTGGAAGCCGCCAAGCGGTTGAAGGAGAGGTTCGCATGAGTGCGTATTATAACGAGATCGACCCGTATGCCGCGGAGTGGTTGCGTAATTTAATCAAAGCTGGACACATCGCGGACGGTGTTGTCGATGATAGGAGCATCAGTGATGTCAGACCAGAAGAACTTTTTGAATTTACTCAGTGCCACTTCTTCGCAGGGATTGGCATCTGGAGCCTTGCCCTCCGCGGCGCAGGGTGGGCGGACGACCAGCCCGTTTGGACAGGATCATGTCCGTGCCAGCCTTTCAGCGGCGCAGGCAAACGGGCAGGGACTTCTGACGAGCGGCATCTGTGGCCCCATTGGAACCACCTCATCCAAGAGTGCCGCCCTGCAACAATCTTTGGAGAGCAGGTTGCAAGCAAAGACGGACTCGGCTGGCTCGACCTTGTACAAACTGACATGGAAGCAAAGGACTACGCCTTTGGGGCGTTCGATCTCTGCGCGGCGAGCTTCGGTGCCCCGCACATCAGGCAACGTATCTGGTTCGTGGCCGACACCGACGACACGGGATCACAAGGGCGGGTATCAGGGCGGACGGATCAGGAACGGGAAGTTCAGCACGGACACCTTGGACGTAACGGCTCAACTAACGGTGGGCTGGGTGACACCGACATCAATGACGGGCGGGACAAACGTGGCTCCATCACATATGTCGGGGAAGCACGGGTGGAACACGGGAGCGCAAGCTCAACTAACGGGCTGGCCGACACCCAACGCGACCAACAACGGGCGGGGCGAGGAGCCAGACGCGAAGATCAAGCGCGGGATGAACGCGGGTTTGAACCCAGCGGACGCGGCACGGTTGACGGGCTGGCCGACACCGACAGCCACAGAGCGCAACGCAAACCCAGAGACATTGGAGAAGCGCCGACAGTTTCGCAAGACCAACGCCAACCAGAAGACGGTCCCGATGTATCTCAACGAGGCGGCGAAGATCAGCACGGACGCGGAGTTATCGCAAGCGATGGGGTACACGGTTCCGAAGACGGGGCCAGCAAGACTAACGGTCACTGGGGAGATGCGGATTGGCTCTTCTGCCGAGATGGCAAGTGGAGGCCAGTTGAACCCGACACATGCCCGTTGGTTGATGGGGCTACCTCCAGAGTGGGACGACTCCGCGCCTACGGTAACGGCATCGTTCCTCAAGTCGCGCAAGGTTTAATTGAAAGTTACATGGAAACAAGGAAGGAAACATAATGCCTAATCATTGCGATCAATCAGTCTACATCCACGGTCCACGGGACTTGGTTTCGGAACTATACTGGGCTCTTGAATTAAAGGAGCCGAGATTTTGTGACGTTATTTTGCCTATACCGTTTGGCCAATCGGCTGGGATGGATGGCTACGACTGGCGCGTGGCGAACTGGGGTACGAAGTGGGAGGTTCAGGATGTTGAGATAGACGATGGCGGTCTTGAGCATTCAGCCGAGGAGTATCCTATTCCTGTTTCGTGGTTCTC